GCGTTTTGTACTGCCGGACGGCCTGCTTTGGGGATGAGGTCATCAAAAGGGTTGGCCATGCGCTAGAGGTCCCTTGGATCAACGCCGAGTGCACGCAGGCGGTCTTCGACGGCGGAGCGCTCCGCACCACGTCGGAGCGCATTTCTGGCTTGGCTGAGAAGTCGGGTTGCAGCCTGTGGACTTGCTTTGGCCGCATCGGCGTTTGCGGGTTTCCCCGTCATTCCTTCGGTTTCGGTTGAAACGGCTATGTACGCAGGCCACAGCGCGGGATTGTCATGTGCCATTCGCTCCAAACCAGACACATGCCTCAACAGGGGCGCAATGGTCCGGTCTGTGCCCTCGCGAACCGCCGCACGAAGCTGCATATAGCGGACCATCCATTGCGTGTACGCTGGCCGCGACATCAAGATCGATGTGCCGAGCATCGACCCACCAATAGCAAGCGGCGTCACAAAATCGCCAGTCACGGCGGAACCGACAGCAGCAACACCCCCGCCAATGTTGATCGTATTGGTTCCTGACCTGGACGTGTTTGCCAACGCGTCGACGTTTGACAGCCGGTTGGCAATACGGAACAGGTCATCAATCGCCTGCCGATGTTCTGGTGAAAACATCAGATCACGCGCCTCTGGACTCAGCTTGTTATAGCGAGTGACAAAGGAACTGGGGGACCACCCTACCTCCTGCACAACGCCTCGCGCGGAATCAACCGGCCTGCCAAGTTCGCGGACAAGGACCGATGCAAACGATGCTCGATCCTCCGGGCGAAGCGGCGACATGGCAGCACGGACCATCTGCATGTTGCCGCGAGTCCCGTCAGTCGCGCGGTTGATGAGAGCTTGCGCTGCTGCCTGGGGATTCTCTGTGCCCATTACCCGCTCAAACCGCTCGATCGCGGTCATGCCGGACCGGTTGTATCTGTCTGCACGCTGGAATGCGCGCAATGCCTGTGCAGCCCTGTTTGCAACGTCTGATGCTATGTAATCCGGGTCAGCCGGATTGAGCCGGGACCGGAGGAGAGCGCGGTTGGCGATATCTTGAACGCCGACCTCGATATCTCGAGAAACAGCTCCATAAAGGTTTCGGAGTTGCGACTGGCTGAGCGTCTGCTGTGCGGGGTTGAATTCCGACATTGCCCGACCAATTTCTGTTCGGATAGATCTTAGGTCGTCGAGCGAAAAGTGCGCATTGGGATTCCGAATGCGGTTAGCCAGTGGACCATTCAGCGTGCCTTGCCCGGATATGTTGCTGGCCACCTGCCCATCGATTTGCCGAAGTGCCTGCCTCGTGCTGGTGGGTGACAACCTACGCGTATTCACCCGGCCGTCGCTGCGCAGCATGGTGGGAACTTGCCGCCACGCATACTCGTAAAGAGCCTCCCGACGGGCGGCAAACGACGTCTGAGTCGCTGGCGTTTCGATCACTCGAGCCAACTCTGCGTCAGAAAGATCCGGTGCAGACCGTCTGGCTGTGTAGAGTTGATTTCGCGCCAGCGCGAGATCGGGAACCTCCCGCATCGCCGTCTGGACCGCATTGTCCATCGATGCCCCGGCTTGCGTTTCCCGGACAATAATTGCCTGGCGCTCCTGCTGCCGGATTGCCTCGGCCTGCTGCAGCCTTCGAGCGGCAGCCGCACTCATGATGGTGGGTGGCTGAATCGGTTGGTACGGCTGGATGCCGAGACCTGTCAAACGCCCTGGCTCCAGTCGTTCAACCCCATCACTGGAAAACCTCTGCAGCCCACGCTGAACCGCGCGCCCCGCCTCTTCCGGCGTCGCTGTTGCGGAAATCTGACCTGCGGTCCGATCTACCGCAGCAGCCGCATCCTGCATTGTCTCATCAAGGTTGTTTCGCAGGGGTGCGCCGACGTATGGAGTTTCCGTAATCTGCTTGCCAACCGATGCAACCGGGCCCTGATTGAACGCAGGGCCGAACGGACGGACATCCTGCCTGACAAAAGCTTCAGCATCAGCAGCGGCTTCAGTGGCCCGCCTTCGCGCAATAGTTGCTCCGGTCGTTGTGCCGATACCAGTGTTGCTTGGTGTCCTGTACGCCATTATGCCGGCTGGCGTTAGTCCACCTACCATCGCGCCAACCATCTGGCCTGTCGGCCCATAACCCATGTCCTCGGCCGCTTGCGCGCCAATTCCGCTGGAAGCCGCAGATGCAGCATCGAGTGCGAGTGTCTGCGCAGGCGCAGCCCGAACGGCATTTATCGCATCGCGGGCAATACCGCCAAGTGTCGTCGTTGCTGGACCGGCCGCCTGTGTTGCGCGCCCTGCAATACCAAGAACGGTACCGGCCGGCACAGCCGCCGCGCCAACAGCTTCGCCAGCTCTTTGCAGATACCGCCCGGCGGTCGTCGTCGGCTTCTTTGGATTGAGGTAGTATGACCAGACGGGCATATTTTGAATATCGGGCAACCCGTACCGGCCGCCAGACGCCGTCTCTACTGCCCAATCAAGCGCGCGGTAGGGGGCGGACACAACCTCAGCGAGACCTTTGTTAAAACCACGCAACGGATCCGTTGCGACGTCGAGTGCCGTAGTGGGTTCAGCAGACGGAGCGCTGGTCTTTTTTGCGTCTGGCACATCGTCAAACAGCCCGCCGCCTGCGGTCGTCGAAGGTGATGGTGGCGTGCTGGATGTGCGCTTTGCGCCGACGTTTGGAACGTCATCGAATAGGCCGCTGGCCATCAGTTGGCCTCCAGTTCATAGCCCCATTGACGCAACTTGGCGCGGACGCCGGCCGGATCTTTTCCAGCCGCGATCGCCTTGCGCGCCTCGGAAATAGCTGTCGACCGATCAGGCTTTGCCCCGCTTTGAGGTGTAAATCCAGCCCACGACTCAATGTCTCCGAGCGTAATACGCGTGGCACCCTTGTACCCAATAAGCGTACCGTTCTTTTCATAATACTCAGCAGCGGCCTTTTTGGCCGCCAGCCCCTTTTTCATTGCCTCCATAAGACGAGAAAGACGTTCGCCATTGTATTTTTCGTCCAGCGCTGGATTGTATGCGCGGGAAATCAAGGCCTCGCCTTCCTTCTGCGTGAATTGTGCACCAAGAACCAGCCGCAGATTTCGTTGTACGATCTCCTGCACTTGCTCCGCTCGATCAGCAGCCTCAGGAAACAGAATCTTGTGCGACGATTGAGGTGTAACGGCCATAAATCCTCCGGTCAGATTCTTTTTACTTACCTCCTTGCCGCTGATCGGATCCTTGCCTGTCAACTCTCCAACGACACCAGATAGCTGCTTGATCCCCTTCTCTGCATCAGCAAACCCGCCACCAACAACGAATTCTGCATATTCCTTGCCAAACGCCGTATCGACGGCCTTTTGCGCTGGGGTTATTTGAGGAGTGGATGCTTTTGTTGCAGCGGCCTTGGCTTGCGCCTCAAGCAAGGCAATGCGGGATGGATTTGTCCTGATCTCGGCGTCTGCACGCGCTTCGGCCAATCGCGTATCCGCATCGATTTTCCTCTGCTGGTACGGGATCATATTCAGGCTGTGTTGTGCTTGCGCGTCTCGTATGTCCTGCGCACGCTTCATAAGAGCGAGTTTTGCGTCCTCGATCTGCCGCTCGCGCATCGACTTCTGATCTTCGCGCCAGCCTCTCTCGGCAAGGCCACCCGATTCGCCAGTAGCCTGGAATGTCCCGCCAACACCTGCATATTGCGGCGACGCACGCGACAGCATGTTCCAGCCAAAATTCCGCAAGGCACTTTTGCCCTCAGGTGTCCCAAACCATTGCATAGCGCCAGAAATACCACCGCTTGAGGATGGTGCCTCAACGGGTGGAGGTGTGGGAGCCACAATGCCGGGACCAGGGTTTGCAATAGGTGGAGGTGGCGGCATATCGCGGTACGGAACACCAGCAGTCGTCGCGGCGCGCTCCATAACGCGAGGCTCGGTCATTGCTGGCGCTACAGATAGTCCAGGAGCTGACACGGGCCCTTGCCCGCGGCCCTGCTCAGCCGCCAACATGGTCATGAACGGCGACAATCCAGCCCCACCCGTCGCCTCGTCAAATGGCATCTTAGGCTCTGTCGGGAACCCCGGAACCTCACCCCCCACAGCAAACCCCATGGCAGACGCAATACCATTGCCGACGTTCGAAATCCCGTAGCGTAGATTGTTCCCGAAGCCGGCAAGGGGATTACCAGAATCGTAGGTGACCATGTTGGACCACCCGCCCGGCCCCGTGTCCGTCCGCATTGTTTGGCCGACATTCCCAAGACTTTTTCCTGCTTGGCGCCCCTGTTTGATGGCGCCCATCACGTCGGACAAATGATCGCTGACAGTGGGAGACCGCGCCATGGAAATATCACCACCAGCATTGGATGGCCGGATGCCGCCAGTTGGCATGATTGGTTGCGGGATGTACCCACCAGCACTAATGCCAGGCACACGGCCACCGTCGGCAAGTCCGAACGAGCCCAATAGCGAAATCCCACCCAATGCCGCGTTCACATAATTGGGCTTGCCGCCGACCTCGTCTTGCGTCTTTGTGCCTGTGCTGTTGGTGGTTGATCCCATGTTTGGCGAAGCAGCACCCATAATGCCAGCCAGCCACTGCTGAGTCTGGAATGGATACGCCGACGCGGCTGCTGCGTTCTGCGAGGCCGCATCAAGCCGCGCTTGGTCAAGCGCCTGCTGCATGCCACCCGACATCAGGAGGCCCTGCGTATCGGTGTAGGACAGCGGCACAAGGTTTGCCTGGAGTCCCGATGCCTGCAGTGTGCGCGCCTTATCCTGCTGTGCCGCGCTCAAAGCCTGGCTGTAGCCCTGGCTTCGAAGCCCAGCGATCACCGGAGCCTGGACGCGGTTTTGCTGTTCTTGCGTCAATGCCTGGACAACTGCCTCGCGATCACCCCCAAGAGAGCCCGCCATGCGCGCCTTGCCGGTGACGTCCGAGATCTGGCGTGCATTCTGGACTCCGAAATCAGCCATCGTTGAATTGACGACTTCGTTCGTGTACGGGTCCATGTACGCTTGGATGCCGGCGGCCGTGACGGGTTGCGCACCCGACATCGCCAGATTGCTGGCATTGTTCAGGTAGGGCGCAGCAATGCCCGCATCTATGTTCGAAAACGCCTGGTATTGCGGTGCCGTGAAGCCCGCGACCTGCTTGCCAGTATTCGGATCGTATGGCGCATAGGAGGTCTGCGTCGCTCGATCAAGCAGGCCGTAGTATTTGTCGAGAACAGGCTGCAAAGCGGTTGTGCTGCTTTGCTGTGTCTGCTGCGCCTGGACGACAGGCTTCTTGCCAAAGCAGCTTCCCATGTCTCACGCTCTCATCGGCTAGGGTTGACATTGGCAAGAAAAAACGCGCCCGCTGGTGCTCCGAACTTTCGTTTATACAGGCCCAACTTGGCCTCAGTTCTGTTGTTTGACACAACGCCAGTAAGTAAAGGTATTCCAATCTCTTCTGACATCTTCTTCGCAAAGTCTATCAGATCTTTGGCATTATTGGAACGTCTAAATTCCGGCAAGACAAATGTCATGAAATCTTCGAGAACAACTTCATCGGTGTACCATGCCGCCTGGCATATCCGCAGACCGATAATGCCCTCGAGCGCTCCAGGCTCGCCGATGACACCGATCAGGCCGCCTGTGCGCTCGAAATGAGTCATGACCATCTCGCGCACCTTGGTATGGCTCATGGAAAACAACCCGTTCTCTGTGTGCATCTCTTCGGCCAAGAACAGGATTTGATCGAAATCGCACGGCTCCGCAATCCGCACCCGTGACGGCGCGTCGGTCTGCTCTGTCATGTGTCGGTTAGTCCTTCGCTGGTGGCGGCAATGACATCAAGGTGTCGATTGCCTCTTGCCTCATCCCCATGATCCAGGAGTCGATGGCCTCGTGTCCGGCCTGCATGTCACCATTCCCGACGGCTTCGACAACCTCTGGCGGGACTACGAATTCACCATCCGAAACCTGGACGGGGACATCAACCTCACCGCCATCCGCACGGCGACGCGTACGCATTCCATAGGGACCAGTCGAAAACATCTGCTCAAGCATCTTAAGGCCTGAGAGGGAATTACCTTGTCCCATGTGAGAGACGATATCGGCCGGGATAACGTGGCTCCCAGCTCGCAGGTACGTGGCGATCTTGTCGGCTCTGCCACCGGTCGGGCCAATGATGCCACCTGATGCCCGGTGTTGGACGCGGCCACCATCAGCATGCATCGTCGAATTCTCGCGCGTCATGCGGTGGAAGTCGCGAACACCCTTGTACCACTCTGGCGGTGGTGCCATTTCGACGCCGCCAGCCGCACGATTTGCAATGACCTCTGACGGCTCGCGCACAATTTGAAGGCCGGAGAGATCGGGCACAGATCCCGGTCGAACGGCTGATGCTGTAGCGCGCGCACCGCTATCTCCAATCTCTGCCGCCTGCTGCCTCAATGAATCGTAAGGCAGAGACCGCTCGGCAGCAGATCGAGACAGTGCAGCCGCCTTGTCCTTGGCTATCTCATCCGCAATTTTGGCTTTGAACACTGGATTGATCCCGCCGGATTGGTACATGGAATTTGTCCAAGCAGATGGGCCGCCTGGCGTTGCTTCCCTGCTAACCGTGTGACCTTTGCCAACATCCCTTGACCAATACTCAGCGCCATCATCTATCGCATTCGCACGGCCTCGCGTGTTCCGCAGGAACCGCCCCCCATAGCGCCCAATAGCCCAAGGTAGAGTGGCAAGCACCCCGTCTGCTGCCGCACCCAAATAATTACCAACCGAGGCTTTCTTTGCCACATCTGCCCCGGCCGTTGCCATCCCGACGCCCGGCGTCACGTCAGGCAAAGAGAGATAGGACCTCCCAATGCCAGACCCTGACCCAGTTAGTCCACCAACAAGTCTCCGATGTGCTTCGGGCACGATCTTGTCATCCGAGCCAAGGGCCCCAAGCAAAGCCCGTGCTGCGCGGTCCCGCCACGTCGGCTCATAAGCGCGAGCCTCCTCCGGTCGCCAGTCCGGCCGCCTGTCAAAATCATCCGACGTCATGCCCGGATCTTCGACTGGACCACCACCGGCCCGCGCCAGACCAATCGCTCGCTCGGCTACTCCCCGCTGCTCCAGCACCCCATCAATCGGCTCCACGTCAATATCATGATCAGGCGGTGCGGACCGGAGCATAGTGTCAGCCTGGATGCCAACGGTCGACGGTGTTGCCATTGATGCCCGAACCTCACGGCCCATTGGATCACGCTGGGTGATGGCAACGGGCGGTTCGCCTGACATCATGGATTCGGACGCAACATCGCCCTTGGATAACGGACCAAGCCCAAGAACCTCGTTCTCGCGTCCTTCGCGCGACGCCTGGACAATGTCCTCGGCCGTCACTTGCAACGGGTCGAAGTGGAACACGCCACGGTCTGTGACGACACGCTCCAGCCCCGCCACAAGGGGCAGTTCTGGCGTCCCGCGCGGGAACATCACGGCTGGCTTTCGCCCGGCCGCAACCTCGCGCTGTTGTGCCTGCAGGGCCTCTGGCGATTCCGGTACATTCATCCCAGTGTCCGACATTGGTTCGCCAGGGATTCCACCCCCCATTGCACGTGCGATTTGCAAAGCGGATTGATAGGGCATAGCGGCCTCGGCGAGTTTGAGCCCGCCAACCGGTGAAGCACCGAGATGCGGGGATCCTGGCATGGGGTCGAAGTGCAATTCGGTTGACTGTGAAGATTGCGGCCTCATCAACTCCGCAACAGACCCAAGGCCACCCGCGATCGATTTGATTGATGGCACGCCAATGCCACCCGGTGCCTCTGGAGTTGTCTCTGGTGCAGCCTGAAGTGGTGATGTGCCCGGCGCGGACGAAGCGACAAACGGCTGGCTTGATGAAGCTGCCGATGCGACCTGCGTGCGCGGGGCAATTCCGCTTCCACCGTAACGCTCATTTGGCGCAAGAAACCACTCGCCATTGACGTTGGTAAAGTCGCCAGCCGCTACGGCCTTTGTGGCCCATGACGGCACCAACACGCTCCCATGTCCGGGCACATCCATGCGGACCGCCGAACGCACGAGGTTTGGATTTTTGTCGTAGTACGCCTGCATGCCGGCCGGCGAGAAGAAGTGCGTCTGACCAGATCGCAAAGGCCCTTCACCGGCGGTGATCTTGTCGTACGCTTCGCCCCACTTTGCGACCGACTTTGGCGTGACCTCGCTCCACCGATGGCCGAGCGCAACCGGATCGTAATGCCTCAGATGTCGGGATGGATCGCCACCCTCTGCCTGCAGTCGATTACGGAAGGCATGCCCAACCGCAATCGACCCCTCACCACGCTGCTCGAGCTGCATGATGGCCGCCGCATAGTCACGCTCACTCGGCTCACGCCCAAGCACGCCGCGGAGATAAGCTTGAAACGCAGGGACCCGTTGATCGCGCCATCCGGCCATTAGCTTATTGCCGCTCTATCTGTGACCCGACGCCAGTTCGTGCCGTCAAAAAAAGCTGGCACTGCTCCACCCGTCTCATCCGTTACATAAATCATCGCACCGATAGATGACGTAGTTGGTGCCGAAGATACGGTGTAGCTTGGCAGTGTCGGCACTGTTCCGGTCTTGCTTACGAGTTGTGACAGAATTTGATTGAGGCCTTTGAAAACGGACAAAAACTCTGCTTCGCTGGGCATCGTTAAACCCTCCCATCAGGTGCTGCGCGATACCTCATTCGTCCCATGCGCCACCACGATGAAACGTCGTTTGATTCGATTTTGATGGAGACTCTGTGGCCGCGGACGCGCGGGGACAAATAGTTGGTATCTGTCGTGTACGGCATGGCGCCAGACGACATCGATGCGCCAGTGAAGTCGTTTGTTGCTGTTACTGTGATTGCCATGTTAGCAAGCTCCGGTTGGCCGTACAGTCCATAGCGCATGTCAGGTCGAATCTGATCTACGAACAAGCAATCCGTCCCGTCATTCAACAGAACCTCCCCCGATTGAACCCATGCGTTTATCGGCTGCCCATCGGCGTCGACGCCGCTCTCATGACGGTAGACAATGCCTCCTGGTGCCGTTGCCAATGGATAATCTATGATCGACTGCCCTATTCCAGAAGATCGAGACAAGACGCCCTTGTCCCACACTATTGCGTTGCCTTGCAGTGTCATCTTCACGTAGCGCGAGCATTCGCCCGTGCCATCATCCAGTGATGGATAAAAGAACCACACTTCATTGAACGAGCTGACACCCCATGCCCAGCATTTTGATTGAGCACTTGTGTCGAGGTCCTGAAAGACGGAATCCCACACCGTGCACGGCAAGGGCTGAACCCCGCCCGGACCCAGTGCAAAAAAATTCCTGTGCCCCATCCAATAGACTGTTGTGCCGAGTATCGCCTGTGCGTGTCGTCCGATTAAACCGCAGTTGGTTGCGATCTCGTTAAAAGTGAAAACCAGAGGTTGGCCGACGTACTGCATTGACCAGACTGCGACATCAGTCCAGATAAGCGCCTGATTTGGACCCTGAATACCACCACGTATCTCCGAGCCCCTAGGCAAACGAACAGATCCAACCTGATCGGTTGTGTCCAATGACCAATCCTCATAATTATCCTGATCAGACCACCGTATTAGAAGTGGATCCTGTCGTACTCCTATTGACGTCGTGCTTGATCTTGTCGTTGACCCGTAGGCCACAAGAATATTGGCCGGCTGCGCAATAAAGCAGCCCTTGTTATAGAGGGGCGCGTCAGAGCCCCCGAGCAGCCGCGCAGTGACAAGACCGGCCGTAGGAGACCATGCATAAAGAGCGCCGTCTTCCGGACAGGCTATCAAAGTCTGCTGCCAGGAGTCGAGACTCCAATCGGTAGCCGTTATCTTGTTTCCTGTTTGCGCAGATGGAATAACGCCAGTCCCGTAGTTCCCTGACCCGTAAGCGCCGATGCCGTACCCTGCACCGGGTGGGTTTGGCCCAAGAGTGACGTAATACTTAATTTCAGCTTCACCGGAATTCATCGCAGAAGTAGCGGACGAAGATGCCGCTGCGCTTGCAGATATAGTCAAGGTGCCAGAACCGGGAACCGTAAGGACTTCATAAGTTCCGGATATCGTCACTCCGCCAACAGAAGTTGACACATCAAAGGATATGCTGTTCCCAACAGAAAGGCCGTGACCAGGGAAAACAACCGTAACAATCTCGGAGCCAGACGATGTCGTAAATTGAGGGACAATCCCGCCATAAACCGACCCTCCAGTGGAGTATGCCGTATAACCAGTGCTGTTGACCCCAGACAGTTCGAATGTGTTTGCTGATGCGTTGGCCACTGTATAGATGCCGCCATTAAGCTCCGTCATCCCAGATACGCCATCGATGTAGACAAGGTCTCCATTCGATCTCCCGTGCGATGTTGCCGTTATCTCGCACGGGTTTGCCTGTGTCGCACCTGTTATAGATACGGTCGACACCGTGGCCGTGGCGTTCTGTGCCGCGGTGATCTGATATGTCCCGGTCCCTGTCGACTGAAGGACGCGATACGTGCCTTCAAGAATTAGACCTCCAACCGATATCGGCGTGTTAAAGTAAATGAAATCGTAGTCAGTTACAGACCCAACATTGCTATCTGTGATGTTGACGACAGCAGACCCTGACGTTGTCTCAATGTCAGGCGGCAGGTCGTAAGCTACGATCTGGGGAGTAATGTCGGAGAACACGCCGCCAGATATTACGCCGAGCACATCATCTCCACCAAGGCCAAGGTAAGTGACAGCCGTTGTTGACTGGAACTCCTTCATGTGTCGAATGCTCGTTGCAAGACTAAATGGATAATACTTATCCCACCCACCGATTTTTTCCGGTTCGCCTTCGTGAAACCTAATTAGACTGCTATCTGACCATCCCCCCTCATTGAGGGCTGGTGTCATTTGTGTGTTGATTCCAGGTCGAAACTTGATCGTTCCCATTGGCATAAAGCTTAGCCTCTTTGCGGTAGTGCAACAGGAGACAGGGCCTTACTCGTCCAAGACACAGACTGCCACCGTTTGCGGTGCTCCTCAATCGAGGACGATGCGAGAAGCGTCTGATACTGGGCCTCCCAACTCATAGCCATTTTGGGATCGTCAGATTGAGCCCCGAAATTACGCTGCCACCCAGAAATGAACACCATCGCGGCAGCGAGAAACAGGTCAGGAAGGTAGTTTGTTAGGTATGTTGTCGTTTGGGCATCGCTCAAAGCAACTGGGCGTATCTCACCAATCACTTCAACGTCCCACGCAGAACCAGGCGCCGGGGCAACCGCGATTGACTGATCTGTAACCATAGCAAAGTATTCCGGCACAACGGACGACGCAGTAGCTGTTTCAGCCGGGTATGTCGCGTCGATAAACTCAAGACTAACTGGCGATAATTGAGCAATTCTAACACCACTCGACAGTAGGTTTATCCCCGTCAAGACAACAAACCGCCCATCCCCGCTTGGCAGTGTAAAGTTTCGACTATTTGCAGTAAGGCTGCTTCCAGTCGTACGCACTGTCGTTGTCAACAAATTGAGATCTCTATATATGCGCTGCTCCGCGTAGTCGATCGCGCTGGGGAGAATGGCAACGTACCTCACGTCGGCTTCGTCTATAACCGCAAGCGCTGCGACACGAGACACAAAGCTGTCATAATCAAGAGCCATCAGGGCCACCTGCTGTCGTCAGCGTAGTCATCAGGTATCGGGACAATAGCCTCGATCTCGTTGGATTTGTTTCTTATCGCCTTTATGGCAACGGCATAAGCCTGCAGCGCAGCGGCTTCAGCTTGCTCGTCCGCCGACAATATGCCGCCAGTTGCGAGCTTGTTGTTCAGTTCATTCGCCCGCATATTTGCGTTCATCTGTTTAATCAGGCAACTAACAATATCGGCAACCCCCGTCATTGCAATAATACGACGCTGCGCCTCAGTCTTGACATCTTCAATAGAGGGCCCACTGAGGGCAGCGACCTGTGCCGCGATCTCTGCATCGCTAGGGCGCGATTGCTGCTGGTCCAGCCAGACAAGCCCGTCAACCGTATCGCCGTTTAATGACCATTGCGCTCCGGGACGCAGCGATTTTAGAGCTTCTACGATCATCCCTGTATCTCCTCGACCAAGAGCTGACTAGCCAGGCGCGGCGAAAATCCGGCGTCGCTATCCAATATTGTCCGATTGAAATAGTACGTTCCGCCCTGCAGATAAAATTGCACTTTGTACGTTGTCGCGCTAGCAGACTGCGGGAAATCAAGGTAAACCACCCCGTTGAAATTTACGCTTAAATTGTCTGTTGTGCGAAAGATAGTCGTTGTCGAAGGCGTCCTACTGCCGGCGGCGTCTCCAAGAACAAGTGCGGTGCTACCCCGAACGAGACGGGTGGCCGCCATGTTAGCGCCACCCGCGATGTTGTTCCAGCCGCCCGTAACTTTTACGAGATTACACGCGGACGCCGGAGTGATCGACACGCTGAAATCTGTAATATCAGTATAAGCCGACGCCGTTGTAGATGTGAAAGTGTCAGTCTTGATGACCTGAGCCATATTGCCTGTTGTTTGTCCGGGCAGTGGTGTGCCAGGACCAAAAAGCTGCAACTTCGTAGGCGCCGCGTCCCAATTACCTGCCGCTGTAGCGAGGCCAGACGCGTAGTCGAAATACCCCAGCACACGGAACGCCTTGTTTGTTACAGCCGAACCCGTATAAATAACTTTCGTACTGTCGGCTGCGCCCGCTCCGCCCTCGGCGGTAGAGGATAACAACTGCGACTCATCCAGCGATTTTATTGATGTGCCGCCATTGCAGTTAACAACGCCCAACCGCGGCGTTCCCGCGTCGTTGAACAGCAAAACCCACCCTCGAAAAGGTATGGATGTACCAGTCACCCCCAATGTAGAGCCGCTGCTTATTGTCAGAGATAGCGCGGCCTCAATCGACACCGTATCGTAATCACCATCAGCAGCCGTCGAGGATCGGAACGTCACGCTGATAGGATCGCCGCTACTCGGATCAGTGCTACCATCCGCCACTTTAACGGCTATTGTCAGCGCGCTACTGCCGACCGATGCCGCGAGCGTTAAATTATTGATATATGACGCATTCCCACCGCCGCCGCTGCCGCCCGTGAAGCTGGAAAACAGCGCGTGCTTGAGATTGTCGCTATCGCTGGCATCGAGCAACAGAACCTTGTCACCCGCGGCTGGCGTTACGCCTGTTGTTGTTGCACCGCTAAGTGCCGCCGTAACGTTGGCCTCGTCCGTAACATCTGCCCCAGCCTCGATCCCATCGAGCTTCGTTTCGTCGGCGATTAGGAAGCTGGCAGTCGTGTTGGCGAGGACGGACGAATACGCTTGAACGTCTGTGCCAATGACCGTTCCAATGGCCGTCCTGGCAGCCGCGGCGTCAGTAGCAGTAAGTACGGCCCGCCCAGTCGACGTTGAATCTGTGATGTCGGTAGATGCTATCGTAACGGCGCCTGTTCGACCGGCAACGGAGCTAACCCGATCTGTATAGTCCGCCTTATACCAGTTGCTGGCATACGTTGTCGTGGACGCGTTATCTGTGATGGCAATAATGCGATCACCGTCAGTGAATTCAACACTATCGACAGTCCCACCAACAGTGACAAGGTAGGATTCACCCGCCTGCGCCGTTCCTGAACCAGGGAATGTCCCTGCCGATGCATCCCATGTGCCAACAAGAACAACGGCCGCATCCAGCGCGTTGACGCGAGATTCTATTGCATCAAGATCAACGCTCTGTGTTATGCTAATATAGCCAAGCTTTGTTTCTTGGGCCGTTGTGAACGAAGCCGTTGTTGCGGCAAGAACGGAGGAATATGCTTGGACGTCTGTGCCGATAGCCAACCCAAGAGCTGTCCGCGCCGCTGAAGCCGTTGATGACCCGGTGCCGCCCTTTGAAACTGAGACAATCGGCAGATCATCATCAACGAGCGCCCTGTACGAAGGCGCCGCGTCAGCACCTGATGCCGGACCCGCAAGGACCGTGTTTGCGGATTGATCATCCGCGTTGTCGTCTACCCACTCCGTATCATAATCGGAACCCGACGCCTTGGCCAATTTCTGGCCCGCCGAGCCACCCGCGGGGACGGTTCCGACACCAGTCAACGCCTCGTTTAATGTCGTGCTGTAGGGCTGTCCGTCTGAAATTTTATAGAGAGCGATCCGGTAGCCACTTGTTGGAACCGGGTTTCCGCCATTGTCAGGCAGAACGCCAATTGTCTTGAAAAGGTTTGTTAGTGAAAGTCGGTATGACACGTTAGACTTTGCAACTTCAGTCTCTTCGCTTCCGGTCAGCGCCACGGACAGCGCTTGCATGCCGGAAATCTTCGATGTTGCCATGTTAAGACCCGTAGTCCTGATCTGCTGAGCTTTCTGTCACGCGATTCACGTCGGATTCGTCTATCCTGTCCGCACCATCTTCCGTCTCACGATAATCGACTTGATCCATCTCGTATGGCTCTGGTCGTGCGTCGATGACGGGTGGAGGGTCCGGCGGAAGCGTGATCGCCTTCAGAAACAAGGACGGCTCATCCATGCAGCGGTCACACACGCGAATACGCTTGTTGATCAACTCTGTGCCGGCCCATTGGTGCTGGTAGCCGAGGTCGCAGAGATTGTGAAGGAACCCACATCTGTCGCAGGCGCCAAAGGCGCTCGGGTTTGATGTGTCAACGCGCGCGCGGCCATGGAAGCGATAGCTCATCGGTAGTAGCCGCCGAGAGATGGAGATATGTAAATCGGAACATCTTCCGTATCTTGACCAGCGGCCGTTTGCCACGACCGCACAGCGCGTTCCGCAAGCGTCTGTGCGAACCCAGCGCCCAGCGCCGCCTTTGCTGCCTCCGGATATACCGCGCCCAACCGATCGGCCAATCCGTCAACAAAGGCCGTATTAAACCGATACGGGATCTCGACGTCATACCCACCAGCAAGAACAGCATCCTCGGCTTGTCGTACGCAGCGGTATTTGAGAGTGTAGGTGTAGACGCTGTCAGGCGTCGGCCACAGCGTTATTTGAGGCGTTACCTGTCGATCGAACCAGAACGACGTTGGGTATCCCGTCGTCGCCTTGTTTGGGATGGCGTGGTATTCGACGGTTGAAAGGGCACCTAGCGGTCGATCTGTCGTCGTTGTGCCTACAGTCGTCGAGATGTAAGCAATTTGAATTGCCACGACTTCGGGATCGAGCGTGTAGGTGGCGGTGCCGGCTGTGATGGCTTCGGTCTTCAGCGATGATAGCCATAGGTTCGGTTGCTTGTTGGCCCAGTCGCACAGCAGGAGGTTGGACTCGAACTCGGCGTCCTTCATGTGTTCTACGCCGATGGCTGTCCGCCTGATGCCAATGCGAGCAAACGCAGCAAGGACGTGCCTCCCGAGGGTAGGAGAGAACCCGTATGTGCCTGACGTCGCCATGTTGGGCCTCCTATTACAGCGCCGTCACGCTGCCGATTGCCGTTCGAAGCTGGTCCGCTGCCACCTTTGCCTTTGTCAGCAATGCATCAGCTTGTGCCTTTAGCTTTGCCGCATCTTCGTGTGCCTGTTGTGCCGTCTCCATCAGTTTGCGCGCCTCGGCTCGGTCGGCCTGTGCTGCAGCGCGTTCGGTCTCCGCTTTGGAGTGTTCTCCTTGTGCCGTCGCTAGCGCCGCCTCTTGTGCGCGCCGCATGTCTACCAATGCGGCATCGGCCCGTGCTCTGTCTGCTGCCATCTCGTCCGCTGCCTTGCTTTTGATGTCGGCCGCCAATGCTTGCGCCGCCGCCGCTAATCCATCGGCTGTCTCTCGAGCTGCCGCCAGTGCGTCGGCGGCTTCCTGCCGTGCCTGGTCCGCCGCACGCTGTGCGTCGCCCAGTATTTGACTCGCCTTCTGCTCGGCATCCAGAAGCCGCCTGTCGGCGTCTGCGCGCGCTTGAGCGATAGACTTTCCGAGGCGAAGCGATTTCAAGGACTCATCGGCGTCCGCCTTTGCTTGCATGATCTGAGCGAGGCGCCGCTCAAACGTGTCGCCGCCCTTGGCTGCGAGAGCGATGTCCCTTTCGCCCTCAGTCGAGATTTTTGAAAGTGCCATGGGTGGTCACCGCCTTAGAGTGTGTTCACGGTTGATTGGATCGCGGTGTAAACAACCGTCCCCGTTCCAGAATTCAGCAGTATCCTTGAAACAAGCGGCGCGTAGGCGTAATTTGACTGCGCCGACGCCGTCCCGTTGACAAAATCAGAATCCGCGTGAGCCAGCCACGTGACGCTTCCCAACCCGATATCTTCCGGGTCATCGAGGCTCTGCTGAACAGTGAAGCTCACCGTTCCGGTCGCCGTCACCTGCAACGCCACCTCGGGACCCGCGAACTCATCAAACCGAATTGGGCGGCTGCTGGCGATGCCGTTTGTTCCGATCGTGACCGCGTCTGCTGATGCACCGGACGCCGTGATTTTCGCCACCGTCTTGAAGTCGAGCGTGCTGTCAGCCGTTGACGCATTGGAGCCAGTGATGGTCTCGGTGACAATGTTGTTGTTCCAGTCGGTTCCGGTCAGAGTGAACGTGATGCCGGCGTCATTGCCCGCCGATGTGATCCGGATGCGGCGGGCCATGTCCGTCGTTGCGACGCCGTTTGTGCCGACCGACACGTTCCCTGCCGCGGCACCCGATGCCGTTACGGCAGTCACCGTGTGAAATTTCACGCTCGTCGCGACAATGCTGGTGTTGGATCCTGTAATCGTCTCGGTGTAGTAGGCAGGGCCACCGGCATCATAGCGCATGCCCGCGACCGTAAATGTTATCCCGCTGTCATCGCCTGCGGACGTGATCGTCACGTATCCGGGCGTAGCCATATATCCGACACCACTCTGCGTCAGAGTGCCATCCAGAGTGAGGTCGCCAGCACCAGCAACAGCCTGAGCTGTTGCAAAGGCGTCAGCATCAAATCCGGCGGTGAGCGCGCCATTGATGGCAAGAGCGCCGGCAGCAGGAACGACTTGAGACGCGCACACGCCGTCCGCGTCGGCCGTAGCAAGAGGGCCGACTGTGACGCTGATCGGGATCATCCTTAGGTCTCCTGAGGTGGGGCAAAAAATGGGGCACACCTCGAAAGGTGCGCCCCTGTCTTAGGGCGCTTGGCGCCGCCGCGTGCATGCTGGACCGGGGAACGCGCGGAGCGTCAGCACCCGGCCCGTCCGCCTCGCTTACGATCGAGCCGACGTTTGGGCGGCGACCCCATCATCGGCGGCATTTCTTTGGGCAGGAACACATCAGCATCACCATCTGCCATGACCGGCGGCTTCATGGGTTTGTCCATTTTGCCTTTGGGTGAGTCCTTGGATGGCATATGCTTTTTGTGGCGCATTTTCATGGGCGAGACCCTCAAAGAGGAATGGACTCTGAGTGGCCCATGAAGGCCACCCAGAGTAGGCTAGGCTTAGGCGTCGGCCGAGGCAGTCCAGTTGATCAATAGACCCTTTTCCCCAGCCAGGTTCACGACGTAGATCGGGTCGAACAGAACGAACGTGGCCCCCGTGATTGCCTCTGTCACGTTGTCTGCGTTGTCGTTTAGTCGCAGACTGATGTTCGGCCCAATCATTCCCGTCGAAGCCGTGATAGTATCGACAAGGAAGATGTCGGCCGCGTTCCGAGTCCGGAACACGACGTTGCGCACCTCGAGGTCGGTCGTCGCAGTGGTTCGAACATCGATACCGCCCACCGCGAAGTTGCCGTCCATGTAGAGGCCATCGATAACAATGCGATCACCACCAACGATCGCAATGCCCGCATTAGCCCCAGCGGCCGCCGCGCCGTCAAACCGGAAGTTCTTGATGAGCATCCGGTTGGCCGCTGCCGTGGTGAGCACCACATCCGTGGCCTGGCCAGTCACATCCCGCCACTCGCAGTCGACGAGCGCAAAGTCTGCCGCCTGCACGTGGATGGGATTGGCCAACTCATCGACTCCGCCAGTAAACAGCACGTTTTTGATCGTGCAGTTTGCGGCGGAGACAACAACGCTGGCTGTGGCTGCTGTCGTGAAGTTGACGGTGGGGCGGAGCGAGCCCGTCCCCATGCCGATGATCTGGACGCCTGCAACATCAAGCGTGATGCCGCCAGCCGCCGTCACGGTCTCGGTGTGCCCCGGCAAGACGACAATCACGCTACCACGCGACGCCGTACAGCGCCCGATGGCGTAGTCGATGGTCGCGTAGGGATATGACATATTCCCTTCGTTGCCATCGGAGCCCAAAGTCGAGCTGACGAAATAGTATTCCGATGAGATGGGGAGCGCGCCCCCCACCATCGGGATACCAAAGCTCGTCACCCCATTCGGAAAGTCAGAATAAGGCATAGGAGTCGATCCTTTCCTGTTGCGGGATTACGAGCTGGGGAACGAGCCCCAAACAGCGCGCGGGTCGTTGTAAAAGAAGCCGGCGCGCTGGTAGCCCTTGACCAACAGATTGTCGGTCGTGAAGTCCACCTGCATGTCGGTTTCAAATGCAACGCGCTCGATGTGGATCAGGCCGTCGATGGAGGTGTCAAGGAACCATGCGCGGGTGTTCGTGAGATAATCCCACGCGATGTACTCCGACAGGCCACCGGACAGAGACCGCACCGCATTGACGTCGTTGTTCGCCGTGCCCGGGCGAAGCTCCGACTTCAGAAGGCGGATGGCCACCTTTTCCAGCTCGAGCGGAACGATCAAACGCTCCGCGCGGGCATAGATCTTGAGCCCAGCCTCATCGACGAAATCACGCCGCACGCCAGTCATGCCGTCCAGTAGTGAGCCCTCATTCAGATCGGTGTCGGTCGACGGACGGTTAGCCCACGTTCCACCATCGTACGGGTGGTCGGTGGCACACATGGCCTTGCCGTCGCCGCCAATCTGAGTGTCGTAGGTGGTTGCCGTATTAAAGATCGACGCCGCCTCACGCTCCCAATACTGATTGAACGCCTTGACGAGACCCAAAGCCGTTGGCTTAAAGTCGGACTTGTAGAGGTTGTCGTCGATGGCTTTGCGCGTGATCGCGTAGCCAAGACCAACTTCGACCGGCTCCATATTGTAGACGTAGCGCTGGCCGGCAGAGTTGTCGAAGTGCGTCGACCCGCCTTCGGTCTTGAGTTCCGGCAGCCCAACGTATCGGGTTTGGACCGAGCGCTCCACCTGCAGTTTGCTGGTGCGCTTTGAGAAGACCTTGCCATAGTAGTTCGGCAGATCCTTGTACTGCCCCGTGACCTCCATGAGCCCCGGGATGAGCAGGTCCTTGATTGCTGAGAGTGCGATTGCCATTGTGTCAGGCCCCCTTAGATGCCGGTCGAACCGGTAATGTTGGCCGCGACGATCACCCAGTTGTAGCTGGAGGAATCATCGGCTCCGTTCGGCGCATTCGGCGAAACCTCCGACCAGAGATCCACGACACGAAACGGCAGTGTTGCCGTCGTTGCCAGGGTTGACTGGTCCAAGGTTGCGCCGGAGAGGCCGGTCACCGTTGATCCCGTGCCGATCGAGACGTCAGCGTTCGCGCCAACGTCCGCACGGGTGATGGCCGTGCCACTGGAAGCCACGAGAAACCGTGGCGCGACGCCAAGGATGCACGGGACCACATACGCCTCGACATCGCCAGATGCGTTAGCTCCAGGCCAATACGGCCTGTTGACGACGCGGCCCTCGGCGGAGTCGTGGTACTTGCAGCCGACGAAAACGCCCCACAGTTGGCTTGCGGCGGTCGATGCGGTCCACTGAGCAATGTAGCCCGTGTTCAACATCTTCACCGGATCGCCCTTGTAGATCTTGGTGGTGTTGGCGGATGCGATTTTGGCAGTGCGCAGCTCGAAATTCGGCGCCGCTCCACCGCCAACTCCAATCGGCCTGAAGCCGAAAGCAGTCTGAGTGTTTGCCATTTTGGTTTCCCTTTTTTGGCAGAGGTTTAGCTGACGCCGAACGCTCGTCGGGTCTCGCTGCTATCCTGCAGCGGCATGCTGCAGGTACGCCGGAACGAGAAAGGGCGGCACAAGGCCGCCCTACTCAAACAAATCTGCAATCGCGCTCAGCTATCGATGTCGACCTGCCGAGAGTACGATGGGCGCAAAGCCGGATCCGATGCCTCAACTTCGCGCTTGGCAAAGTTGAGCCGGGCCGCTGCCGGCGATTGATCGTCGAAATACCCGGCGAGAGTTGCTTCGTTGCGCGGGCGCCGCTGCTTCATTTTTTCCGCCATCGCAGCCTGTCGCTCCTCGGCTCGAGACTGAGCAACAAACATCTCCGGACACTCCATAAGGACGAGCCCTTCCAGTTCGACCGGATACTCCGGATGGCGATCCGCCGGCACCTCGCGCCAACCGTTACGCTTGAGGTTTGAGATGTTGGCAAGATCAGGTTCGCCCAGCGTGCTCTTGCGGCGCCACTGATAGACCATGCCGTCAGGAATCAGTTCCTTCGGGATGTGATACTGGGATGACCCCGACGGGATCGGGTCGCGCGTGAGGACTTCGCCTGTGATGGGATGTGTGAACGATAGCCCGCCGGCACGGGCTGGCTCACGCGCCCTCTCCCGCTCTGGCGTGCGCTCGCTTGTGACAGGCTCGCGTGCCTTTTCGCGGTCTGGCTTTTCCTTGGTTGCGGCTTGTGCTGCCATGATATGTGCTCCTTGCGCTTAGGCGCCGATGAGGCCCTGGTTGCGGGCCTTGATGAGATTCTTGGCGTAGGCTGTCGGCGTCATGCCCATGGCCTCTGCCATTTCGCGTTGCTCGGCCGTCAGTCGGACTTGGTAGCGGCCGTCCTCCCGCTGCGTAACGACGGCGCCGTCCCGAGAGACGGGAGCGGCAACGCGCTTTGTCTGCGGTGTCGACGCTGGCTTGGACTCAGTGCTGACAACAACGCCATCATCCTCCACCTTCTCTGGTGGCGCGTCGCGGAACCCCATCTTTTCGTCGATGTAGGCAAAATACTGATCGGTGCCAGGCTTTACGTCGTCCGATAGCGCCGCATAGTGAGCTGCCTGTGCCTTCGCGAATTTCTTCGCGTCGTGCATCGGTGCGCACTCTGGGTGGTCACGGAACCACTGCTGCTCACGCGTTCCGAACTGCCGCAGAAACGCATTGAAGTCGTCAGCCGGTTCGTCGGCCTCATGCTTCGTTTCTGACGCCTTCTTTGCGCGGTCCTTTGCTTGCTCCAGTCGGGTCTTAAGCTCGCTTTCGCCTGACTTCAGATCGGCGTGCCGCGCACGGGCTTCGGCAAGTTTGTCGGCGGCTTCCGTAACGGCATCGTAATCGCCAGCCTCGAGCGCTTCCTTGTGCGCGCGCTTCAGTGCTGCGATTTCTGCGTCCGTCCGGCCGAGCGCATTAGAGACGGCGTAATAGTCAGCCTCCGTTGCGCGCGCTTCCGTGACAGCTAGAGACGTCGACTTTTCGTGTGCCGTCTTTTCCGCAGCGATGCGGCGCGCACGCTCAGCCTCCGTCTTCTCGTTAGCTTCCCTGAGGCGCCGATCCCATAACTCCTGATCGCTCACCTTAGGTGTGGCAAGCTTGGTCTCCTTGACCTCGCTCGCCTTGGCTGGGGCCGGCTCCACCTTTGTTGCAGGTGGCGCAGCGGCAGGAGCCGCTGATGCCGGGTCCTGGCCTGCATACGGCGCCTCTAGCGCCTGGATCTCCTCCTCGGAGAGGTCGATCACAAAATCATCGCTTGCCATCGATCACCTCACCAGATCACGGATGGATCGTCTATTACGCCGCGCAGCATGACGGACCGGATAATGCGACACGACACGCCATGCAGTGCGATTTCCCAGCCATCGGACGGCCGGTACACAACCCAGGAATGTATATTCGGGGCCTCGCCTTCGAACTTGAACATCCCGCTCCGGTCGAATTTGAAGGCGGCTGCACCACACTTGAGCAATAGGCCAGCCTTGCCCTGGAACCGATCCTCGTCCTTGACGCGCTCCGGCATGATAATGCCGCCTGCCGTCTTCTCTGGCCGAATGTAGGTCGCCAACAGAACGTCATCATCGAAAAGGCGATACTGATCCACGGCAGAGCCAAGTGCCTTCAGAATTGACTCTTTGATATCCAGGCTCTTGGAAAGCTCCTGAATTCGTTGCGACATCAGAGCATTGCTCATGCGGTCTGATTCTCCATAAAGGTTTGATCTCCACCCCGGCGCGGGATGGCGCTCACGCACGCAACAGAAGGCTACAATCAGGTTCGCGGGTCGGCTGGGTCGCTCTCCCGCTCGATCTCTTCGCACCACTGCATGACGTCGGACAGTGCCTGCAAATACCCGCAGCGCGAGCGGTACGTTGCAAAGTCGGGCAGTGCGCCATTGACAATGCTCGCGGTGCGGTCCTCCATCTCCTCGCGAATGCGTTTCGACAAAAGACGCATCAATCTCAGGTCGGCCGGATGCATCAGCGCTTCACGCGTCCGCCGCGGGCAAACGCTGGGGGGGGAGCGGCACCAGGAGGCAGCCCACCTGGTGCTGCGCCCGCCGGCATCATGGGCGGCATGGGAGGTGGCATCGGCGGCATGGGTGGTGGCGGACCGACCGGGACAGGCATCGCACCTGCGGGCTTTTCATCGCCACCAGCGCCCTTGTTCGGCGACACAACGATGTTGACCACTGTCGTCGATGCTGACGGCTTCTTGCGACCAGCGCGATCGAGACGCTTGCGCGAACTCATGCCGCCGACCACGTCACCAAATCCCGCATCATCGTCGGAAACGGCACCGCCTGCCGCGCGCATCTTCGGCGTGGTCCCGCGTGTGGAATAAGGTGACGAACCGTCGCCCGCACACCGCCCCACCATCCGCTCAGTTCTTGCGAAGGCGCTGTCCTTCATGTTTTTCATGTTGTGGCTCCTAGTTGCGGTAGAGGGGGACTTTGTCCGTGTCCAAGAAATCTTCAACCAGCGCTTCGCTTTCAGGGTGAACCGCCAGATTGCCGGCCAGCTTCAACTTCTCGATCATCAGCTTTGTGTCGCGATCCTTTTCCTTTTCGATCGCGTCGGCTTCGCGCTCCAGGCGAGCGTTCTCCGCGTTGATCAGCGCAACGGCGAGTTTTGGGTCGATTGGCGGAGCCTGCTCGGCCGTCGCGTTTGGATCGCCGGGCTTGGGCTGCATTTTTAGCTGCTCGATCGCCAGCTTCAATTGGCGATCCCGCTCGTTGTCCTGCAGTTTTGCGCCCAACTCCGCCTGCTTGAACTGTGTGTTCATTTGTGCAACGAGGAGCCTTGGGTCGGGCGGCATTTGGGCCGCCGGTTGTGGCGGCAGGAACAGGTCATCGTAGTCGTCGATGCCGAGCATTTGCAGGACACGCTCATCGACCTTGCGTGGATCGTACAGATTGGGGTTGGCGGCCTGGAGCTGCTTGATGCCGATCGCCCGCATCATGCGCTGCATATGGCTTGGCGTGTTCGGGTCGGCCTGTGGAATGAGGTCAATGTTAGCCAGCGCCTGCCGCAACGCATCTTCGTTCCATTTTCCTTCTGTGCGCCGCGCGTGGCGCCACAACCCTTCTGGGTCCTCCTCAAACAACCGTTTTAGGAGCCGGAATTCCTCGCTCTGCGATGAGTGCAGACCTTTGTGAACAGCAGCCTCCACTTTGGTGGCCTGTTCGATCAATGCCAAGGTTGTTCCAACCGGCGCGTCTTGCTTGCCTTCGCCAACGGAAATTTCAGCCATATTGCCAACGCCACGTCCATTCTGGCGCAATGCGTCGAGGAACTGCATAAAGGCAGGGCCTGGCTCTTTATATGGTAGGGCCATAACCAAGTCCTGGATACGCCGGCCGTCGCCACCTTGGATCGGCGAACCGCCACCGGGAGGCACGCGGAAGTTGTTCGTCATCTGCCGGGTGCCGTCTTTGAGATAGAGGAACCCGGGGAAGTTGGCCAACATGCCAGCGTCAAGAACTTCCCGCGTGCCGGCTGTCAGCGCCGTGGCAATGTTGCCCAGGATGTGTAACAGGCCAATGCCATAGAAGCCAAAACCTTTGATGTAGTAATACTCAACAAACGTCTCGCGCGTTTTGTATTCGTCGTCGCCCTCGTCCCAGTTGCGTGAGATTTCGAGGATTTGTTGCGCGTTCTTATCGATCGTTACGCGGTATGGCAGTGGCAACCCCGTAACCTTGCCATTTCGTTTGTGCTCGAACCCATCGATGTTAAGCTCGCAGTAGCACTCCCATAGCTCGTAATCCTGGTCCTCGAGTCGATCTTGTGGCGGCGTTATGCCTGATGTCGCGTTCAAGGCTTGTTGGACACGGTCTGGCGCGTTGGGCTGTGCCGACGTGTCGACGTCAGCATAGACACCCAACAGCTTCATGCGGATCATGTCAGACTGCTTCATTCTGACAACGTGCGTGACGCGCGCGGCAGAGGACAGGTCAACGGCCGCGTTTGACACGATCAAATCTTTTGCGTCAACGTACTCTGAAACCGGCCGGTTTTTTAGGGGCGAATGGTAGAGCTTCTTGAACCCGCTTCCACCGAAGCCGGTCATGAACAGCATGCGCTTTGTGTCGGGGTAATAATCCGACGCTGTTGTTGTTAGGTGACCGTTCATGTCCCGCTCAAGGGTCTCAGCCTGCTTGTCGGTGTCCTTTGTGTGCGCGCCGATGTTCTTGACTTTGACGGGACCTGATGCAGGCAAAAGCTCCGCCGACGCGTGAGCCATAAACCGGATGCACGCTTCAAGCAGGATAGGATCCCGCACCGTCGACATGCCCTCCAACGGGGCGCCGGATGCGACCGATGCCTTGGGGTCACTCAATTTCAATCCCAACAATTCGATACCGCGTGCGCGTGTCTCAAGCCATTCGGATCGTGACCGATCATCAGAATCGATGGCCTGGCACAGGTCGCCACAAATGCGGGAGAGTTCGCCCGCTCCAATCTTCTCGACGAGGTTTTCTGTGTGCCCAGTGACTTTCTGTGAGCGCGTCGGCTGTGGATTGAGATCGATGATCACGCTACCGTCTGGCAGTGGGACCTCGATCGTGCCTTCGTCCGTCATTCCGGGCATTGCGTTGGCGGGATCATCGTCGGTCACGCCTTCCACAACGACGTCGAAATCAGCATCAACAATCGGATCCTGTTCGACAATCGGAGTAGACAAGGCTTTTGATGCGATCCCGCCAGCCATCAATCTGTTTCCTTAATTCGGGGCGCCGGTCATGGCGTCCTCATCGCCAGGGGCTGCGCCGTTCTGTGTGCTGTGGACGAGCGAATGAACGCGCGCCGTGAGGTCCTGCATCCGGGTGAGATGCCTATGGAACGCAGCCCAGTCGGTCCGCACGCCGTTGACGGCGAGATGCGATGCGGCTTGGTTTGCATTGTGAATCAGGATGCCGACGATGTCGTCGGCTGTGATGTCCATGTTGTTGTCGGTCATATGGCTCACATGGCTAGAGGTTGAGTTGTGTCGGACTTCACTAGCCAGCGTTTGAACTGGCCAATGTTCATCCTGGTCACGCCGCCAACGCGGTCGTCGGCTTTACCGTCGGAGAACGCCTTACGATACGTGGCAATCGCTTCGTCCTTGGTATCGAAGCCGGCCATCACCTTGTGTTCGTCAAATGCGCCAGTCTTGGCGTCGACCTGGTCAATGACCCAAAGAACCTGACTAAGCGGGTTAGCCCCGATGTAGAGGTCCACGTGATCATCATCGGCGCCGACTGAGCGCTTGATGTAGCCGTAGGTCGCAGGCATGACGACGGACCACGTCTTGCCGTTGGCTGCGCGTCCTGATCGGATGGAGCCCTTTGGATTCTCGATCGTGATCTTGAGACCATTCCAGGTCAGGTGACCCTTGCGGTAGTTGCCGGCCTGCTTTGCGGCGTCGCTGGGTTTTCTCTCTGCCTTGGCTTCAGCCTCACGTACGTGCTCACGAGCCAAGCGTATTGCTCGAGAGACGACGTCGGGCCCGCTCATGGCTCTATGTTCCGGTCTACTGTTGCTACGACGCACAGCGCCAGAGCGCAGCCAACGATCAGCATGATTGTGCCGGGGGAGATGAGGTCAAGCACGGGCTGCGTCGTTCCTTTGGTTTATGTGCTGGCGATAACGCCCACTTAGGGTACGCACTTACCGTCGGACTTAAACCGGATACAGCGGCGGCATCTGCTCCTGATGCATCGACCGCGCAATTTGCTCGTCCATCCGCTCTTCGCGCCGCACAGCCAAACCAACAGATCGAAGATGCTTCAGCGCTTGTGTCGTCGAGTCCGTCAAGTCCCTAAACCTGCCATTGGGAAAGACTGCCATCTCATCGATGACAGTCTGTGCCCAGTCGCGTGGCACCAGGTGACTATCGGCATCCTTCGGATCCTCAAGGCTCGCCGGCACCATGACCAAGCCATCGGCCCATAGATGCATCACTGCAACGGCGCGCGCGTACTTGTCACCCTCGGGGTTTACGAGTTCGATCCCATATGCCTCGTTGGCGTAGAGGCGTCGCATCTCCTGCGCCACCGTAATGCCGCTCGCCTTGGCCTCGATCAGCAGCTTATCGACCCGCAAGCGCTTGCAGTCATAGGCCACCCACTCGACCAGCCCCCAGTCTTTCTTGCAGCGATCAACGTAGGCCCTGTCGCTTTCGCCCGGGCGTCGCTCCTGGTGAGGACCGTGCATTTCCAGGTGCTTGCGCCAAGCGCCGAGCATCAGGACCTTGGGATTACTGTGTAGGTCCCTGTAGACGCCCCACACAGTAAATCCCGACGGGTCGTTGCGCTCTTGCTTCGTGTAGGCCGAGTCCAGTGACGCGACGATGTACTCGCAATCGGGAGGGCGTTTCCCGAACGGGATGTGCTCGAGGCCCCACCAGTCACGCTTGAACATGCCGCCACCGCGCGGCTCCGGCGCTTGCTGGTACTGCCCAGCCCACATGAATGGATTTCGGCGGGATCGCCTTAGTGTTTCATCTGGATACCGCTCTGGCCACGCCAACTCGCCGTCGAATTCCCGCGGGTCTGTCCAGCCGATGGATGTTGTAAACCGCCGACCATCCCACTCCATCGGGATAAGAAGGTGCTCGTATTCCGGCTCATGCTCGATAATGTGCCCAGACACGTCATTTTCATGAACCCGCTGCATGATCACAACAATGGAGGACTTCCGCAGATCGTTGAGGCGATTTGACATTGCCTCATCAAACCACCTTACTGTCTTTGTCCGGATTATGTCGGACTCACCGTCTTTTACGTTGTGTGGATCATCAAGAATGATGCGGTCTGCCCGCTCACCCGTTCCGACGCCGTGCGCTGACGACGCAAACCGCCAGCCGGTCTTGTTGTTTGATATCTTCTCGACACCAACACCAACCGCCTCAAATCGATCACCGTAAAGCGCGATGTATTCCCGTGACGTCACAAGGTCGCGAAACCTGCCGTTATCGCGTTGCGTCAAATATGCCGCATAAGAGAAAGCAATGTGCCGCAGGTGCGGCAGGTTCGCTGGTCCCCACTCCCACGCCGGCCAGAACACGTTCGTCAACAAGCTCTTAGAAAATCCAGGTGGCACATTGATCAAGAGGCGATTGATTTCACCATACGTGACCGCCTCGAGGTGCTCACAGATCGCCCGAATGGCCCACCCATCGACGAATGGCGTCTTTGGTTCGAGGATGTGCCAGAAGTATTTGACGAACTCGAATAGTCCACCGCGCTCCGTCTGGCGCTGCCGAGCTTCGCGGCGCAGGATCTCCCGATTGATAGCGACTTGCCGCTCTACTAGCTGGCGCTTCGTGAGGCCCTGCATGATCAGTTTACGGTGTCTGTTCCATCGTGCAGCACTGCAGCCACATCCTTTGATAGCCGCTCATGCTCGGCACGTAATTCATCGTCTGTCATTGCCGCGAATTCACCGGGCGTCCCGACCTCGTGCTGTTTGAGATCGCGCCAGGAGTCGCTGCGCCTGTTCTTCAACCACATCATCGCGGCGCCAGGATCCGGCGGCACATGCTCGGTGTATCGCTCATGGACGATTTCACCGCCGTGCTTCATGATTTTAACCGCATCGTAGGAATATCCTACTGCCCGCTGATACAGCGATCTTTCGACCCGATCGTCTGGAAAACCCTTACCTACCACTAACGAATTGCAAAAATCAGGGTGCGAGGTTTGCCACCTCCAGATGGTGGTTGTGTCAACTTGGAAAAATTTTGCTAAATCTGCATCTGTAGCACCTAGCGAGCAGAGTTTCCGTGCTTGTTCTGCATACTCAGGCTTGTACTTTGTTGGGCGCCCACGTCCGCGTGATTCTGGTGGATCAAGTGGACCTTGGCTTTCCGTCTCGAAGTCCTCCCCGCGCGAGCGCGCTTCCGCCCTGTCTGCTGCTGCCTTGACTTCCTCTTTGGTTGGTCGTTTTTTCTTCATACCTTTCATTCGTTGACCCTCATGTCCACAGTCGGCATGGTTTAGTTCTTCGGATCGTCGTCAGAATATTTGTGAGTCCCGTAGGGTGTGCAGACAGTGACACCATCCTCATCGAACGCGTATTGGTAGGGGACTGGCTCTCGGGCGTTCATCTGTGCGACGACGCGGGTGCGTTCCATCTCCATTTCCAACGCCATGCGCATCCGCTGGTCTTTTGTGAGGACAGACGCTGCGTTGGACTTGATGGTCTCCCATTGCGCCTTAGTTGGAACCTTAGTGCAGGCGGCAGCAAACCCAGCAAACCAGGAATGAAATTCATCTGGAGTCATCCCGGTGGTCCTTTCGGATGCCGCGTTGATGGAGACCATGATGTTGTTGGCGTCCGTGTCGACGGTGATGGTATGAGCGCGGGTGGGCTTAGGCATCGCTGCGGCGAAATCATCGATCTCCATTCCGGAGGCTTTGATCATATCGGATGGGATGACATAGGCGGTGCCGGGGCCGGCGGCGTCGAGATTGGACGTGCTCTTTTGGAGTGCGCGGTAGATGGCGTCATCCATGATCACCTCCTGAGGCATCATCCACTCTACACTTCTGACTGCGACTTGCTTTTGCTCTTCAGAAATGCGCCGAAGTCAAAAAGCAACTTCTCCGCGTCTGTGAACAATTTCAACTCTCGCAGCGCCCCGTCCGGGTCGCCGTTGGTTTTGAGATTGACCGCCCTTTCCCTGTGTCTACTCGATAGCCGAGATAAATCGTTGAAAATCTGCTCATCTAACACTGCGTCATCTTCCGAATGGATCATTTCAACCTCCAACCGTGCAACAACTGCCTACCTCATGCAAGGCAACAATGCACGATCCATTTTCGCTCACCCTGTTCCACTGCCTGCTTTAGGGTCGGCACCGTGTGCCAGCGCAGACCGGCACCGACTGCGGTAATCCGTTCCAACCTGTACCTAACATCTTCCCATGCGGCATATGATGTCTCCGCTGGCCCGCCTGGCACTCTGTTGTCGACCTGGATGACAGGTGTGGATGGGTCAGGGTTGTCGAGGCTGGGGATTGGGTTTTGCATCATCCACAGACGGATGGCGTCTGTTGTTGCATGCTCAGATGGCTGCATCCTGCTTCTCCCATGCGGAGCAGACGGATAGATCAGTGGTGTGGACTGAGGTGCGCAATGCTGCTCCCGGGCTGGTGGGATCGATGGTGGGAGCCAACGTGCTGTAGGAGTTGCGCTGGCATATGCCAACAGCGACACCCAGTGCGCCTGTGCTTGACCAATGTCTACAATTCGCGCACTTCGGATTGCGATCCTCGCGTTTGGCCTTGAGCAAGTTGGCGGCGTCGATTTGATCCATCATTTGGCAGCAAGCTCCAGAACGCGGATTGTGAGGTATGCAGTGAGGATTGCTATGATGAGGCACGACGTGAGATAGAAGGCTACTGTGCTCATGGAGCGCTCAACAGCTTTACGACTTTGGCGATGGCCTTTGCCACCGGGTCCGACACTAACCAGGCGACCAAACTCGAGACCCCCAGCAGAACCCACCGGCCAAGGTCCTTGATCACATGCAAGTCCCTGCTGAATTGTTCCAAAACTTTCAGTCGCTCCGCGTGCTCCTTGACTGTCCCTGCTATACCGTTGGTTCCATTCACCCCCCACAGCGTCAGCGTGACCTTCACCAGCGTGTCGTGATCGCTGTGCTCTGGTCCACTCGGATATCTGCCTCTCTCGCTCCTTGGGTCCCATGCCATTCACGGTCGAACCCCTGCCAGAGCTGCACCTAGAGCAATGAGAGCGAACAGGCCAGCCGCCACACAACCTGCTGACCATTTCTTGAGGTACGGGCGTGCAGCAACAGCGATAGCGGCGCCTGCTGCGCATAGCGCGATGATGTTCATCGCGATCGGCACGACCGGGGCCGACAGCATCTGATCGGCCCATACTGGCTTGTCGTTCGCGCGCAGCGCCCAGTACATATGCCAATAACCCTGCCGAATGCCCCATGCAACGAAGAAAACAGCGAGCGCAGCCATTGTGGCCACCGACGGCGACGTCATCAAGTCGAGCGCTGCGCGACGAGACTGCATGCCCATCAGGACGGCCAGCGCAAAAAGCACCGTCACCATCGGGAATTGCAGCGCTGAATGGACGGCGTCGATATCCATGATCACACCATCTCCTATGTGTGAACCGAGTCGCGCAATTCGAAGTTTGCCACCGTAAAGATCTCCTTGCAGTACTGCTCGACACGCTGCCCCGTGAAATGCTCTGGCGGTTCCACAAATGGGCCCATGTCGCTGCGATGCTGGACGGCAATAAACGTCCCTGTCGCTTCCTGCCAAACAGCTACGATCTGAGCGGCGTTAATATGCATGACGCGACCCGCCATCTCACGTGAGTTGTGCGGGTACTCCACATGCGTCGCCGTTACCCATATGCACGTCATATCGATCCTCGTGCCGGTTTATCAGACAGGGTTTTCGTGCACGGTCAGGACAATTCGCCCTGCACACGACGTGTTATTAACCGTCGTCGCTGCCTCCAACCAGATTGTGGACTTTGGTCCAACTTGAAGTGGCTGCTGCGGATCCCGCACAAGATGATTTTCAAGGCTCCCGTCTTTGTGCCGGCCCACTGCGTCCTCTATCGCGCTGAGTGTGATTGGTTCGCGCGCGAGGGCGCAGCGCTCGATCTCGTCCATTATTAGCTGTGCGAGTGTTTTCATGATCCTGGCCTTGATGTAGTAGGTGCCTACTTTGTACTTAGCGTTGCTGACCGCACTGAAAACCCAGAGATTCAGTGTCACGACCGGCTGCGTCCCTGATGCCAGCCGAACCACATCGGCGTTGATGTGGTCGATCAGACATTGAGCGTTGTCCTTGACGTGGAAAATGACCTGCTGCGACGTCCCCTCACCGACCGGCATTTCGGCCATTGTTTCACCGCCCGTCACAGCGGTGACAGTAATTGTTCCCTCGTTAAATAGACTGGAGCCGGCGCGAAAGATGGCAATCCTGTTGATGCCTAGCCACGTGCTTGTCGTCACAACCGGCGTAAGTCCGGTCAAGAACACGACCTCGATCTTTTCTGCCCAATTCCCGTCCACGCCATATACTACGATGCCGTGTGCACCAGTGTCGCCGTTTACGTCGTTAGCATCCGAGCTGACGATAGATAGTGTGGTTGCTGATGTTCTCGGCGTGAACGTCCCCCCGAACGAGGCCATCACCTCAGGTGAACCGGTGTCGACGTCAGTATTTCGGCCAAATTTGTGCCAGGTCGTGGCTCCGGAGCGACGGCCGAGCGCGGTCTCATGGTTGACGTTGGTCGATCTGACTGCAATCGCGTCTGCGTCGGCCGGCAGCGCGCGATTGAGACTGAGATTCGGTTGTCGAAAAGACCCATACATCGTCGACAATCGAAAATATGTCTGCGCGGATGAGCCGTTGACGTACCTGATGCGGCAGTACCGCGGCCCCTTTACGACGCTATGGAATTCACCGACACCGCCCGTCACCGCGAATGGAATCGATGTATCCCAGTTTGTGTTGTCTATGCTAAACTCAATGTATAGCGTGCCACTCGCGTCCGTCTTGAGTGTCACCAGGACATCGGTGTGTGCATTTCTTACGCCGGCACCAGTGAACGTCTCGTCAGCCCCAAGAGGGATGACGGTGGAGTTACCTTCGTCGATGGAGTCATCATCATAGATATGAGACAGCCCCACGATGAGTTACCCCTTTTTGGGTGTGCGCTTTTTCGGCAGTGGCGTGACGTTGGCGGCCATATCCGCGTCCGTGTCCTCGGCGGCCGGGGGAGGTGGGGCCGGGTCGGCCGCCGGGACATGTGCGGGTGCGGATGGACGTGGCTTTGCTGCTTCGGCGAGCAGCTTGCCGCCGCGGAAGGCCACCAATGCATCGAATGCGGCGATGATTGTCTTGGCGTCATCCAAGCGCCCTTCGCAATCAAGGCCTGGAACCTTTGCGTGACAGTCAGCGATTGCTTGAGCGACCGCACGGATCTCATCATCGTCCTGCATAGTGACCCCCAATGCAAAACGCCGCCTCGGTTTCCCGGGCGGCTCCCTGCTGGCCTATTATTGCGAAGATGCTCTTTTGTGACTGATTCACTCGTAAGCGTCAATGCCTCGACCTATAAGCTGGACGATTAACAGCACATTTCCTGCCGATCAAAACGAAAGAGGGAGCGGTCCAGCAGAACCACTCCCTCCCAGCGCACTAGGCGACGGCCCTCCGCGCCCTGACCTCGTCACCATGTCACTCGAATCGTATTCCATCAACCATAAATATGAAACAGCAGCAGCGGGGCTCCACACTCGCGCTGCGGCTGAAACGTGTTGGGCGGCGGGCTGAACCCCTGGGTACGCCTACTGCTGGGAGCCTTGCGAGCTGTACCAGACCGCCCTCTCTGGGTATTCCTGTATGCTACCCTGCATAAAACACGACATGCGCAGGGCACAGCGTCGGTGAAGGGTCTCGAATCGCATCACCAAGCCACAAACAAGGAGACAAGACACCTGTCAATGGTGAGAACGCTGTGCCCTGCGCATGTCGTGCCGTACGATTCGTACTGTATTGCAAAAAGTCTCATGCCGCAACGCGCTTCTGAGCGCTTGCGAGTAATCCCCAACGATCAAGAATAGCCAGCGCGCTGTCAATGCCATAGGCAACTGCGGTGAAGGCGCCGGCCGCATTGAATGCGGCCAGCATGTCCTGCTGGTCACGTGAGACCCGGCCTCGATCTGTTTTGATTTCGAGGCCGTATGTGCGGCCGTCGGCAATCAGGACAAGATCCGGGATGCCTGGCGTCACACCCATCGCCTTGAGTTTTGCGGCGGCGCCCTTGTCACGCTTTTCGCCGTTGGCAGGGTGGAACCAGACGACACCCTTGCGGGCGCGATAGCGCAGATGCTGGGCAACGGAGATATGGATTTGTGTTTCGGACGCCTTGGGCAGTTTGGTCTCTGCACGGGAGGCTGTCCGTGTGCGAGGTTTGCTGGGACGCCTCGCGTGTGCTCGCCGAGGCATGACGTGCCCCCCCCCTCTAAAGATTGATCTCGTAATGGACGACCAGCCGCTCCAGGCCAGCCTTGATGAGTGCTGCGCCGGCAGCCATTGCCTGGACAGGGCTCTTGTACCCCATGTAGGCGCGGCCGGCGTCCTCAAGTGTTGGTGTGCGTTCGGACGCGACGCTGTAATCCTCGCAGATCAAAACGAGCATCCACTGCAGTGTGCGTGAGGGCTGTGGCCGCCCGGTGACCGGGCACGACACAACACCGACCGCTTTACAGGCATTCCACCAACGCGTGTGTGCGTCATGGCGGCGATCCTCGGGGCCTCGGGCCTCATAGGCGCGGCCGAATTTGTCATACTCCCACCGCACGACCTGCTGCGATGCAGGCGTGCCGCCTGCCGACGTCAACTCTCCATAGCGCGCCGTGACGCGCGTACCAGAATGACCCATCGAGAAGTCGGCATAAAACTGCCTCGCGGCTTCCACAAAGGAGGGAGCATCTTCCTTACTGATCTGGCCTCGGCGGATCATGGCTTCGACGATCGGCACGTGCCGCCAGACCTCAGAGCGCTGATCGCGCCCTGCGCCGGTCGTTACGCTGACGCGTTCGAAGTCACCCCGCGACGCGACACGCTCTGGTGTTGGGGCGTTGGTCTCCGCAATGCTGTCCGCCGAGATCCCATCTCCATCCATAAGGCCAAGAGGGTCGCCGGCACGGCGGAGGCGCTGATTTGCCGACCGAATGCGGTCACGCGTCGTCTCATCATCAACGAGAAGATCGTCAATCGCGCTTTCGATGGCCGCTTTGATGCAGGGCTCGAGCGCACCCGTCGGCGCCAGTCCGATGGCATCATCGGCCCCTGCGTCGTCGCCTGTGGCGATCATGGTGCTGGTCTCTGTCATGCCCCGCCTCGAAACACCCGGTGCCTGTGATGGGGAATGCGGTATCGGTGCAAATTGCACTGTTCGACCCGGCCCCAACAGTCAAGCAAAGGTGTCGTGTGAACACAACGCATCAAACAACTGGATTTTAACTATATTATTCGGACTGATTCGTCAACGCACCTTGTCAAGATATTTCTTTGACTTCGGTGGAGATTTTGATTCTCGCTGCGATCTGTTGCGTGGTACAAAGTGCACTGCTACCTAAATTCGCCACATTCGCAAGTTATCAGTTCACCTTAGTTATGCGTTTGTACCCTGCGTTGCGAATTGCACACACCTAACGGCCCCTGCACTGTAAGAGTCGCAGGGGCCGTTCTTGATTCGGGAGGCGTGCAATGCTTGCCGTGGTTGCGCTGAATGTTTTCTTTTGGGGCGGGTTGATCGCGCTTGCCCTCAATCCCATTGTCGGAGTCGGCATGCTGATCGTAGCGATGGGGATGATTGTTTCGCACGACTGCAGGCGGTAAGCAGGCTACATCTTAGTTAGAATGAAAACGCAATCTGCTCTGAGTCGCTGTTCGTCTCGACCTGTGGTGCGTTTTGCACTGCGAACGGCCGCCGCAAAATCTCGTCAGCTTGATCCTTGGCCAACCTAAACAGTTCGCCGCCGAATGGGGTGCGGCGGACGTGGTAGCCGCCCCACGCCTCCAGCGACAGGCTGTTGCCGTGTATGATCCAGGTGTTGGCGTTGCGCACGAGGCAATTGAGTGTCGCCATATGCACGCATGTGAGATCGGTATCAGTGCCAAGGAAGGTGGCGAAGCGGTTGCGGCGGATGCCGGCGATCAGCATGCGGCCGGAGCCGCAGGCGGGATCAGAGACGAAAGCCTCGTCGGGAAGATCGTCAGGCATTGATAGCGCCGCCGTCGCCTCTGCCAAATGCTCCGGCGTGAAAAACTGGCCAGAATAATTGCTTGCGATTGCCTGCTCCTCATAGACGCGGCCGAGGTAGTCGGCCGGCTCGGCCTGCATGGCGCCCATCCATTCGCCAAGCGCCCTGGCGAAGTGGTCGGCGGGGTGGTCCTTCTGGCCCATCGGTGCCTCGCGCGGGCCGTAGCGGGCCATGATCTTCATGTAGGCCTCCTCGTCGCGCAGGAACGCGTTGACGGCGAGGGCCAGCCAATCCTCGAAACTGCGGAAGAAATGCTGGTGGGTGATGCGAAGCAGGTGCTTG